CACTGAGTACAGATTAACCCCTAAGATCAGGAAGAAACTAGAAGAAGCTGTATTGAATTTAGATGTTATGCCTAGTATGAGAGCGTTAATGACTGCGGGCGAGGCTTTGAAGAAGAACCACATAGCTGGCTACAACTGTGCCTATCTTAGCGTTGACCATCCAAAAGCATTTGATGAGTGTTTGTATGTTCTAATGCACGGAACTGGTGTAGGATTTAGTGTTGAGAGACAGCACGTAAACAAGCTACCAGAAGTTCCAGAAGAAATAATTGATGTCGAAGACACAATAGTAGTAACGGATTCTAAAGAAGGTTGGCAGTCAGCGTTTAGAAAATTGGTAAGTTACTTATATAATGGCGAGTCACCTCTATGGGATACATCGAAGGTTAGACCCAAGGGTGCCAGGCTTAATACATTTGGTGGTAGAGCCAGTGGACCAGAGCCCTTGATAGATTTATTTAGATTTACTACACAAATATTTAAAGAATCCCAGGGCCGCAAGCTGACAAGCTATGAGTGTCATAGGCTGATGGCAAAGGTTGCAGAAATTGTTGTGGTTGGTGGTGTAAGACGTTCAGCCCTGATCAGCCTATCCAATCTAACAGATGAAAGGATGCGTAATGCTAAGACTGGACAGTGGTGGATAGATACACCAGAGATGGCACTGGCAAACAACAGCGTATGCTATACAGAGAAACCTGATATGGGTATCTTTATGAAGGAGTGGTTGTCTCTATATGAGTCCAAGTCTGGTGAGCGTGGCATCTTTAATAGAGAAGCAGCCATAAACCAGGTGGCTAAATGTGGAAGACGAGATACTGAGCACCAGTTTGGGTGTAATCCTTGTTCTGAAATAATATTAAGAGATGGTCAATTCTGTAATCTAACAGAGGTAGTGATTAGAGCAGAAGATACAGTCAATGAGATAATAAGAAAGGTACATTTAGCTACAATACTTGGTACATTTCAAGCATCTCTGACGAATCTCAGAAGATTAAGGAAGAAATGGACAGTAAATACAGAAGAAGAATCACTGTTGGGAGTCTCATTAACTGGTATAATGGACAACTCATTTATGAATGGCTCTAATAAACGCAGAGGTATGTCTGAGTTTATGGGTGGAATAAGTCTTCCTGATTTTCTCATAAAGTTAAAGGAAGAATCAATCAAGGTAAACAAGAAATGGTCCTCACTGTTAGGAATCAATCCATCTGCATCTATCACAGCTATCAAACCTAGCGGTACTGTTAGTCAATTGGTAGACTCATCATCTGGTATTCATCCAAGACATAATGATTACTACTTACGCAGAGTAAGAGCAGATGTTAAAGACCCGATAGCACAGCTTATGAAGGATGAGGGTGTACCCTGTGAGCCAGATGTTATGAAGCCAGATAGTGTAGAGGTGTTCACATTTCCTATGAAAGCACCAGAGGGTGCAGTATTAAGAGATGATAGGACAGCAATAGAACAACTAGAGTTGTGGCTTATCTATCAAAGATACTACTGTGAACACAAACCAAGTATAACAGTGAGTGTCAAAGAACACGAATGGATGGAAGTAGGTGCGTGGGTTTACAAACATTTTGATGAGGTAAGTGGTGTATCATTTTTACCACACTCAGACCACACTTATCAACAAGCGCCTTATGAAGACTGCACAGAGGGAGTTTATCTCGAAGCAGTAGGGACTATGCCTAAAGAATTAAACTGGGACAGGATAAAAGAATACGAACTCACAGACACTACTAAGGGTATGAAGACCCTTGCTTGTACTGGGAACGTATGTGAAATTGTTGATTTAACTGAAGAAGAAGGAGATAAAGAATGAAATATTTATTATTATTAGTATTGTTACTGTTGACGAGCTGTGCTCAATTTCAAACTCAGATGGATATGATGGAGCAAATGAATTGTAAGCCACCACACAACACGCTCTGTGCTGGATGGAAAGTATGAAACTTGTACTTCATTTCATCTATTTCTGGTTAGCATTAGCCAGCACTAGCTGCCTGATCTATGTAGTTATGTGGCTAGAGGCTTTGAGAAAAGGGTGGCTTGTATGATAGACTTTACTAAAGATTCAGAATACATAAGAATGTATGGAAAAAAGGGAGGGGAAATGTTAAACTTTAAAGGAGTAAACATAGTGTTAGATAAAGTAATGAAAGGTGCTGATGCCGCTATAAATGTAGGCATTAAGTTGATTAGTTTGGCAATCGTTCTACAGATTGTCTTCGGTCATAGCGTGCCATTTTTAGGCGGTGACGTTATCGGTACAATCATAGGAATAATTAGTCAGTTGGGTGCGGCAGGTCTTGTCGGTCTTATCGCAACGCTAATTATCTACCGTCTCTTAGACGATGATATTCGTAAGGAGTTGTCTGAATGAAAGATATGATTGATATGGTTCTAAAAAATAAATCGCTTACTGTGTTTCTAGCGATTGTAGTGCTGGCTATGCTGTTCGGCTGGATAGGTGGCTAATGAACCAAAAAATTCTTGGGGTCTTGTCCGAATGGACAGGACTGCCAAGATGCAACAGGAGTTAAAAAAGAAAAAGAAAACTAAACCAAGAAACTTATGGAGGAGGGATTGGCAGAAATGAATACAATTAACCCAGAACATTATCAGCAAGGTGAGATTGAAGTAATTGATTTCATACTTGACCAGAAGATGGACTACCTAACAGCAAGTGTACAGAAATACCTCGCACGCTGGCGGTTCAAGAACGGAATAGATGACTTGAGAAAAGCAAGGTGGTTCTTAGATAAACTAATAGAGCAGCAATTAGAGAATGCTGACAGAGACAACAAACTGAATTTAGATAATTCAGATAATTTACCAGGATGAAGAGCAAAGGAATCTTGCCACTACCTACATATACAAAAGGCAGAGGTGACAAGAAGAAAACTAATCTGCTTAGTCTTAATGTATTCCTACACCTACATCCTTTCGCCAAAGGAAAATGCAAGGATGATTACTATGAAGTTGTTAAGGAGTTTGTTAAGACATTACCCAAGTTCAAGACAATAACACCTGAGTATGCTTTATACTTTAATAACAAAAGGAAGAAAGACTTAGACAACTATACCTTTCCTATGCACAAGTTTTTTATGGATGCTCTAGTTAAAGGTGGTGTAATTATAGATGATGATTATGATTATGTTACTAAGATTACCACAAAGTTTGGTGGTATTTGTGATGACAACTATGTTGTTGTAGAAATAAAGGGAGAGGAATTATGACTCAAGATGAGCTGCAAGAGATTGCAAGTAAGAGGCTGGGCACAAGAATGACACAAACTCAAGATAAGTTTTGTACATTTGATGCTTATAGTGATAACTATGTGTTAGAGTTTAAGTGCAGAAGAGCACACTATGACACACAATTGATTGAATACAAGAAATTTTTAGTCAACCTTGATCAGGCTGATGAGAGTGGAAAAGAATTTCTATACATAACATCTACACCTAAAGGTGTGTATGTATTTAATGTAAGTAAACTAACGCGCGCTGGCTATGACTTTGGATGGGAAGATAGAATTATGCCATCCCAGACTGACTTCGATGATAAATCTAAGAAAGATAAGAGAGTAGGTTATATCAACGTGGTTGATGCTTACTGACTACGCTTTGCTATATTTTCCAAAGCAAACCACTTTTGTCCAAATGTGTCCCACCATTCCCAAGTAGAATTACCATAATTATCAGTATCTTTTTGTGATACTACCCATCCTGTTTCATTCTGTTTAATTTGAAAGTCTTTACCATTATACTGTGTTAGGTATGCTGTAGGGTCTCCGGGGTCTCTCCTTGTTTTAGGATGTTTTGGTATACGAAATGACTTTGTTTCCTCATATATATGTTTTATTGGAGACTTGGTTTTTTCTAGCCCTTGTTTAATCTTCATCTCAAGTGCAGGGTCTTTAATCTTACTTGATTCATCTAATCCTGGCACTATGCTTGTTGGACAACTCATTCTTTTATCTCTCCTTTAATATGTAATCCTATAGGACCGAATGAACCTAAGATACCATCACTAAGGGCATCACCGAGATTACCAGCACCCTGCCAAAAATCCTGATCACCTACTATAGGTCCTAAGGTATCACCCAAACCTTTGTTTATGAAAGCATCAAGCGTAGGTCCCATCATAGATGTGCTTAAGTCACCATACTGAGCACCGCCAAACAAACTTCCCGCACCAGTAAGACCAATAACATTAGCACCTGATATGATTCCTAGTTCTCTAGCATCTGTTTGTTTGATAGCTGATTTAATTTCCTCAGCTATAAAAGCAACAGCATAAGCCGCAGCTACTGTTCCTATTACAGACAACGCCAGTCCAAAGTCAGCACTACACTGCTTAGGATTTAACTTCCTTAATAATCTTTTAACTACTGTATTACCAAATACTATAGGGAATGTCTTAAGCTGTGCAATCATACTTAAGTCTGGGTTAGACATCCATAAAGGTTTGTTGGATGGGTTGGGTTGTACTACTACATCCTCCACTATCTTATGTACCCAAGGCATCATAATATCTCTTATTCTAGTTTCAGTTGTTTCTTTACCTAGAGTTTTTAGTTCCTTAGTAATTCTAGTGTTTAAGAATTTATCATTAAGTATATTTATATTAACTAATTCAGTATGAGGGTCTCTCGCAGCATTCATTATCTGCTTCCAATCACCAATAGTAAGACCTTGTTCTTTGAGTTCTTGCTTCCATCTGTTTTTATGAAGTTCACTCTTCTCAGACCAGTTGTT